TAATGGTTTCGATCACATGAATGACGCATTAGGATACTGTGTATATCGTGAGTTCTCTATTCTGTACGCCCGTGCGGGTAGTAGAACAGGGATTAGAATCTATTAAAGAGGATTTAACGCCGTGGCTTTCAGTGCATACAGTGGATATAGAACTTATAGAGGCGTTGCGGAAGCAAAGGTAAATAAAGTTGATGATCCGAACCAGCAATGGTTGAACATGCAACAGTTCTGGGAATTACCAGAAGTTATTATTCAAGGAACGCAAGAAATAAGAAGTAAACACCGAAAATATTTACCGCAGGAAGAACGTGAATCAGATTTAAGTTATGACGCTCGCCTTTCAAGAAGTGTTTTATCTCCTTACTTCATAAGAATCGAAAGAATGTTGGCGGGCATGTTGATCCGCAAGCCTATTCAAATAAACGATACTCCTGATGTTATTCGCGAGGCTTTGTTTGATGTTGACTTAGGCGGGAATGACATATCTATATTCACCTATGAGTTAACGCGCAAGCTCTTACGCTATGGCCATGTTGGTTGTCTTGTTGATGCTCCTGCTTTAGAGACTGAAGCGGGTCGGCCTTATTGGACGACTTACACTCCAAGAGACATTATTGGTTGGAGGACTGAAAAGAAAGAGGGCCGCGATGAATTAGTTCAGTTGAGATTGGCCGAACAGGTTTTAATTAATGATGGTTTATATGGTGTAAAAGAAGTTCAACAGATCAGGGTGCTGACTCCTGGCGGTTTTGAAATTCACCGCAAGAGCAAAGAAAAAAGCGATTGGGTTATTGAGGAGGAAGGAACAACATCACTTGATTACATTCCTTTTTCTGTTGCTTATTCAAACAAGGTTGGCTATATGGAATCAAGGCCGCCAATGCTCGATATAGCTGAGTTGAACTTGAAGCATTATCAAATAATGAGCGATTACGACAATATTTTGCATATTTCGGCTGTTCCGATGCTGTCTATATTTGGGATGCCGCCAAGTGATAGTGAAATTAGCGCTGGCCCAGGAGAAGCTTTTGCGATGCCAGCCGAGGCGAGAATTGAATACATAGAGCCAAGCGGTAGTAGTTTCTCAGCACAACAAGATCGACTGAAAGAAATAGCATCGCAGATTAACGAATTGGGCCTAGCGGCAATACTAGGCCAGAAAATTGCAGCAGAGACGGCGACTTCTAAGGCCATTGACCGTTCCCAATCAGATGCAACGCTTTTATACATCGCGCAGCAAGTTCAAGATTTAATTGATAATAGTTTGCGTTTTCATGCTGATTATTTAGGGGTTGAGTCGGGCAGTTGTTATGTCAACCGTGATTTCTTAGCGGCTCGTTTAGATCCGCAAGAGATTGGTAGTTTGCTCCAGCTTTACACCGCCGGAACAATTTCAAAAGAAACATTATTGAAGATGTTGTCTCAGGGTGAGGTCTTACCAGATGAATTTGATATTGAGGAGGAATTGGAAGCAACCGAAGCGGCGTTATTAGATCCTGCACCACCAGCAATCGAAGCTGCACCTGTTGAGGAGTAATCAATGGCGGCTCCTAGTGGGACTCCATCAAGTGTTTTTAAACACGCTATTGATCTAAATCGTGTTAGTAATTCGCTTCAAAAACCTTTAGCGGTTGCATATAACAGGATTTTAGTTAAGGCAGCCAGAGAGTTGCAGGCAATGGGAACTGATGAATATTCGAGTTCATATCGAGCAAAAAGGCTTGGACAAATCATTGGATCATTAAAGACAAGCTTGGATGGATGGGCTAAGGATTCAACCAAAGTATTAAAAACTGATTTAACTGATTTAGCAAAGATTGAGACTGAGTTTGCAGTTGCCCAAATGCGTCAAATGGTTGGCGACTTTGATGGTTTATATCGAGAATTAGAGGTAAGCCCACAATTTGCAGAGGCCGTTGTTTCTTCTGATCCGACCCAGCTGAATCTTGTTACGACAGAGGCAGGGGATACTTTAACGGGGAAGGGTGTTTATAAATTAACGGCCAAGCAAGGCGAAGCGTTGGTCCTTCCTAATGGTGACACCGTTGAGAAAGCCTTTCGAGGGATTGCAACATCTTCTGCCCAGAAATTTCGTTTAGTTGTTCAAGATGGGTTGTTGACGGGTGTCCCTACGAAGCAAATTGTCAGGGAAATTATCGGACAGCACGGCGGAATGAAATTCGCATCAGGCCAAAAGGTTAGTGCAAGAGCTTTAGCTTTAGCAGGAGGAGAAAAGGGAACGCGGTTGGCAAATAACCAAATAATGACGTTAGTTAGAACAAGCGTTAATCAGGTTGCAAATAAAGCAAGTCAAGAAACTTATAAAGCAAATGACAGCGTAACGAAGAAATATAGATATATCGCAACGATTGATAGCAGGACAACAATGTTATGCGCGTCTAAGGATGACAAGTTATTTGATTACAACGATGGCCCTATTCCGCCGTTGCATTTTAATTGCAGGTCAACAACTGTTCCTGTTATTGATTGGGATGGTTTGAATAAGGAATATGGAATTGTTGCTCCTGATGATATTGAAGGTGTTGGCAAATCAAAGAGGGCAAGTATTGACGGGCCTATCCCTGCGGGTACAAGTTACGGTGATTGGTTGTATGACAAGAGGATTAAGGAGGGCCGCAAAGTATTACCAGGGCCAGAGCAGATTGACGCTTTAGGGTATGACAAGGCGGTTTATTTTAATCGGTTAGCGGCAAGATATAAAGATCCACGGAAGGCCATTGTTAGTTTAGTAAGGGAGGACGGAACAGAAAAGACGCTGGCTGAATTAAGGCAACAATACAAGTTAAAAAGAATTGATAAAGCTATTAAGGTCGCGACTAAGGCAATAAAAGAGAAGTTGCCGTCTGTTGAGCAATTACAAGTAATAGCTTCCGCCGCAAAAATAAAACCGCAAGATGTCCAGCAAACATTTGATTTAATGGACAAGATGGAAGGCGTTGCGGGTGAGAACGCTCGAAAATTGCGTCAATTTACAGAAAAGAAAGGAGTTGCTGCTATTTGGTCTACTGGTCGGGAGGCTGCTGTTAGTGGAGTTAAAAGCGAAAAAGGAATGGCATTTATTCTTGACAATCCCACTTTGAAGGAAGCAACGAAAAAGGCTGATAAAACAGTTTTTGGAAGGGAATATAAAGAAATATATGCGGACAGACTTAGGACAGGGCTTCCGAACTATAAAGCGAAATCGTATTTTACGATGTATAAACAAAGCAAAGGCGTTAAAGGCTTCACGTTTAGAAAAGGTGCTAACCATATTGTTATTCGTAGAGATAGCAAAACTATTGGAATAACAAAAAGACAATTAGAAGGGATAAGGGTAAGCGTTAAGGAAGTCATCACTGAAAGAGGTACTCTTGGCTTAAACAACTCAGCAGGAGGCAATGTAAGATTTACAAGACCAGAGATCACATGGCTGACAACTTATATTCACGAAATGGGTCATCAGGTGCATTTTGTAGCGAAGGAGTTATCTTATGAAAAGTTCTTTGAAGGAGCTGAAAGAGTATGGAAGCCAAGTATTTACGGCGGATCTGATAATATAGAGAGATTTGCAGAAACTTTTGTGCAATATGTTCTGGCTCCTGATAGTCTGAAGAAAGCATCACCTGAAGCTTACAAATGGGTTGACACTGCTATGGCACAAGCATTGAAAGCGTTATGACATTAATGGAACAAGCGGTAGAGGCTGCGGTTACTTTCCCTGCCAATAAAGATGCCCCTAAAGAGGTAAAGGCTTTTTATAACAAGGCAAAAGGAAGGGAAAAAGATGATATTGCTTCAACTGTAGAAATTCTTATGGTTAGATCTGAAGGTAAAGAAGATCTTATTTCAATTATTAATCGTTACTGGCAATAGCAAAGTTTACCCGTAACGGTTAAACTCTTTGTAATGTTTGTTTTGTGGTCATGGGCCGTAAATATGTAAGAGATAAGGCGGGTCGTTTCGCTCCGAAGGGCGGAGGTAGCAAGGGTAAAGGCGGCAAGATGGGCAAGTCGGCTAAGAATGTGAAGGCAAGGGCGGCTTATAAGAATCAAGCCGGAAAGCTAAGAGAAGCAAAGAAAGCTGCTTCTAGAGCAGCGAAAGGAGGAGATGCAAGAAGATCAACTTATGCGAAGAGACAATTAGGTGGCGCAAAGTCAGGAATGACTCGCGTAAGTAACAGGCTGACAAAGAAAAGGGCAGCAAAATCAGGCTTGAAGGAAACTTTTGCATCGCAAAGGGTAGCGGGCAGGAAGGCAAAATTTAAATCAAAGACAACAAAGGGACGGGCAGCAAAAGCAGAATGGAAAGCCGCGAAGAGGGCAGATAGAAGGGGCGATGCAAGAAAAGAAGTTACAGCGCAAAATCAAAAGCGAGTTATCAAAAAACAAACTGGTAAAAAAGCTTATGTCAGGGGTTGGAGGGAAACCCCAGGGACGACAAAAGCACCAAGAGCAGGATCAAAAACAAAAGCTCAAAAGATTAGATCAAAGATTGATAAGAAGAAATTCGCTAACAAGGAATTAAGAGGAAGTGAATTTAAAGGAGCGAAGAAGAGGAAGCCACCACGCACAGCAAAAGGCAAGATGGCTTATGACGGCCCAAATAAGGCAGCAAGTGAGGCAAGAGACAGAATTGTTGCTAGAACGAAAGCAATAAGAGCGAAGAAAGGTATAAAAGCCCCAACCGCGTTTGGTGGAACGGGTAAATATGCCCGTCAAGGTAGATTAAGTAAGGCATCAAAAGGCTCTGGAGCAAAACAAAAATACAAGAAGGCAACAAGTGAGTTAAGAAAATCAAAGCGGGGTAGTTCTTTATATCAACAGTCCCAGATGGGGCATTCTTCTAAAAGGAAGCAAGGTCAAGTGACACGGTTGACGAATAAATTTACAAACAAGAGGAAGGCGGCAAGTAGCTTAAAAGATTTAGAAAAGAAGATCCCTAAGAAAACGAAGAATTCAGCTAGTAATAAGATCGTTGGATTTAAGCGCAAAAAAAAACGGTAGGTAGTATAAAAGATTCTATAAAACGTTTAGAACGCCGAAGAAAGTGGGGAAAAGAGGATAGATTAAGGACTGACGTGAAAATTCGAGAACTTGATGCTCGTTTAAAGAAAGTAAAAAAAGGAACAAAGTGGTATAAGAAAGGGTGGAAGAATCCCTATCAAAAAGAAGGAAAACAACCTGCAAGTAAGGTTGTTAAATTTAAAAGGAAAAAACGTTAATCGTCAGCAATAAAATCGTCTAGTGTTTCAAGGTCTTCCATCACGTTGGCCCAGAACTCAGGCACTAACAACACATCATCTTGGCTGTCGGCTTTACCTAGTGTAATAACGTCAGCCATTGCGTTTCCTGTAATGACGTAGACCATTGTTTCGTTTCCTTCGCCGTCAACATCTGGTACAGAGGCAAGAAGTTCGCGTAATTCTCTAACGGTGAAGCCTTCTTCTTTTTTAATTGGGCTAGGCATGGGGGTTGATTCCTAGTAGTTTCTGCTAACTTAGTAGAAAACTGACCTTACGGGTTATTTATGACCGAAGAAAATCTTCAAGAGCCTACGGCTGTTGATCCTTCAGAAGTAGACGCATTAAAAAGAAGCGTTGAAAGTTTAGAGAAGAAAAACTTTGAACTAATAGGCAAATTAAAGAAAAAAGAAACGCCTGACGTTCCTGCTGACTATCAAGAATTACTTGATTTCAAACAGAAAGCCGAGCAAAAAGAATTAGAGGCCAAAGGTGATTACTCCAAAGCGTTGGAATCAAGGGAGGGGCAATTCCGTGATGCGGTGAAAGAAAAAGACGACAAGATCAAAAAGCTTGAAGCAAAGATTCGTGATCTTGAATTGATTTCACCAGCTTTAGCTGCTTTATCTAATGCGGTGCATGATACAGATTATGCGTTGGAAAAATTAGGTAAAGATAAGTTTGAAGTAGCAGAAGATGGTTCTGTTGTTTATGTCGATGAATTTAGTCGGATGACAATAGAAGAAGCCGTTCAGAAAAAGCTTGCTGCAAATGACAGAACAAGATGGGTCGTTAAGAAACCCGTTGCAAAAGGAAGCGGAGCAGTCGGCGGAGGAAATGTTGCAGGAGGTAAAATTTCAGAAGGAGACTTAAAACATTTCTTGCCAGAAACACAAAATATTGACGAACAAACAAGGATTTATAAACAACAAGGCCCAGAAGTTTGGAGAAAGTATAGGGAAATGGCCGAAAGCCGCTAGTATAGGAAGCAATGACTCGTCTGATGGTTACGCCGAAGGGTGAGTAAGGGTTACGCCCAAACTGTAAAAAACTATTTAGGAATCAAGCATGGCCCCCACAAGGCGGAGCGATGTCATCATTCCAGAGGTTTTTGTTCCCTATGTCGTTCAAGCGACCACTAACCTAGACCGCTTTTTGCAGTCTGGGGTTGTGCAACCATTAGCGGAATTAAATGCCAATGAGGGTGACTTTATAAATGTACCTTTCTGGGGTGCAAACTTAGCTGGTGATCAAGAGGTTCTATCTGATAGCACTTCATTAACACCTGGCAAAATTTCAACAGGTAAGCAGATAGCTGTTCAATTACATAGAGGTCGCGCATTTGAGGCAAGAGATCTTGCATCAATCGCTGCGGGTTCTGATGCTATGGCCGCTATCGGTAATAAGCTTGCTGCTTATATTGCCAACCAAAAGCAGAAGGATCTTCTTGCTTCTTTAGAAGGTTGTTTTGGATCTCTTAACGCTAATGATTCAAATAGCGCATTTTTCTCAATGTGCGTTGATTCAGAGAGTGGAGATTCACCAACTGTTTTAAGTCCAAGAACTGTTGCGGCTGCCAGAGCAAAATTTGGTGAGCAAGGTGACAAGTTGACTGCTGTTGCAATACATAGCAACACTTATTACGACTTGGTTGAGCGTAAGTTAATTGATTACGTTTCTACTGCTGATGCCCGTGGTACTACCACAACTCAGTCAGGCGGATCAATGGCTAATGCTTATGGTGGTGACGACAAAGTTCCTACCTTCTGCGGTCTAAATGTCTTGGTTTCAGATGATGTTACCAAGACTGGCTCAGGTGCAACTCAAGAGTATGCAGCTTACTTCTTCCAGCCTGGTGCTGTAGGTAGTGGCGAAATGCAAGCGTTAGACATCGAGCAAGATCGCGATATTCTTGCCAAAAGTGACGCGATCAGTTACGACGCTCATTATTGCTATCACCCAGTTGGTAGTAAGTGGGCTGTTACAACAACAAACCCAACTGTTGCTCAGTTAGGTACTGTTGCAAACTGGTCTAAGGTGTATGAAAACAAGAACCTCG